AACAACTTATTATGACAGAAGTTATATTTGTAGTAGGTGCCCTATGTTAAGCGAAAATATGGAATGTATGGTATGTGGGTGCCCTGTAGAAACAAAAGCTTCATGGAAAACCGAAAAATGCCCAGAAGGTAAATGGTAACTGATGAACAAAAGATAAAAGCTAGTAAACTTTATGATAAGTGCAAAGATGGTATAGCACCTAGTCATGAGGTTAAAGCTGAGCTAATAGAGTTATATAACGAAATATATAATACTAAATACAAAACTAACACAAATTGTGGAGCGTGTTTAAAAGCTGTGTTTAACGGCATAAAAAACATTGCGATAGGTAAAATGATATAAAAACAACAAAAACCTCTTAAAACGCTTTAAAATGGCTAAAAACAATGATTTACCAACGTATTATGAAGGTCAGTATCGTGGCATACGTGCTCACCACATTATTGCTGACTACAATTTAAGCTATAATATAGGTACGGCTGTAACATATTTGTTACGTGCTGGCAAAAAGCCTAATAACCCTATAGAACAAGATATTAAAAAGGCTATAGACCATCTAAATTTTGAGCTAGAAAAATTAAACGACAAAGAAAAGAAAGCAATAGATAGAATAAATAAAAAACTCTTCAATGGAAACACAGATAGTACCTATTAGTAAGGTTAGACCTAATGCTAATAACCCTAGAATAATCAAGAATATTAAATTTAAGAAGCTAGTAGCCTCAATTCAAGACCTACCTAGCATGTTACATTTAAGACCTATAGTAGTAGACGAAGATTATACTATATTAGGCGGTAACATGAGATATAAGGCCTGTATAGAAGCTGGTCTAAAGGAAGTGCCTATCATAGTAGCTAGTGAGCTTACAGATGAGCAAAAAAAAAGCTTTGTTATTAAAGATAATGTAAGCTATGGTGAATGGGATTGGGATATACTAGGTAATGAGTATAACTTTGAAGAGCTAGATGAATGGGCTATGGATTTACCAGCAGATATGTTTAAGGAAGATATTGACTATTCATTATTAGATGAAGAAGACTTTGAACAGGAGTTAGATAATATGGAAGGAGACGTAAGAAGAGCCTTACAGATACCTTTTGAAGCTGAACACTATGAAGAGGCTAAAGAGTTATATAACTTTTGGGTAAATGAAGGAGCCTATGTAGGGGCTATGATAATAGAATTTTTAAAAGAAGAACGTAAAAACGCTGGACTATGAAATCAGTAGAGTTAGTACAAGTAGAACATAACGTACAAGTAGGTGATAACTGTGAATATAAGGAGCCTAATATATTAGAGGATACCCTATTTACATTTGAAGGCAAGCCTATAGGGTTTTTCATCAAATCAATAGAAGGTAAGCTAAGACAATTTATTGAGATAGCTAATAATGAATTCAGAAGTGATAGAGTACCTAAGAGCACTATGGTAAGAGCTTCAGGAGTAGAACAATACAGCACTATTATTGGTTCTGTACCTCCTAAACCACATTTAAGAAGACCATACCCTAGTATATCAAGTGTGCATAATACTAAGAGTGCTAGAACTTTCATTAAAGCCATGTTAGCAGCATGTAGAGAGGCTGAGAATGTTATACGTGAGATAATACCAGAACAATACGAAACACAGCTCAAGCTAATAGAAGAGAATGTACCAGAAAAATATCGTTTTGGCAAGCTATTCACTAGTAGTATTAATAACTATAATATATCAGCTCCTTTTCATAGAGATACAGCAAATATCAAAGGCTGTGTAAATGTGATAATAAATAAGAAGCAAGACGTACAAGGTGGAGACCTTCACGTACCAGATTATAATGCTACTATGGACGGTATAGATAATAGCATGGTAGTTTATCCAGCATGGCGTAATGTACATGGAGTTACACCTATAACACCTACTAAGCCTAAAGGCTATAGAAACAGCTTAGTATTCTATCCTTTGGCTAGTTTTAAGGATAAAAAATAAGACAAATGAAACACAATAAAAAGGAAGCGTTACTCAAGGCACTAGAGAAGAATTTAGGCGTAGTTACTACAGCGTGCAAACAGACAGACGTGAGTAGGGCTACATATTACAGATGGTTAGATGAAGACGCAGAATTTGCTAGTGAAGCTTTAGCTATACAAGAGGTAGCTTTAGACTTTGCAGAAAGTAAACTCTTTGAGCAAATACAAGATGGTTCTACAGCGGCTACTATATTCTACTTAAAGACTAAAGGAAAGCGTAGAGGATTTGTAGAGCGTCAAGAACTAGAGCATACAGGAGGTGATAAACCTGTAAATATCAAGCTAGTTATAGATGAAGATAGCGAGCCTAACGAGTAAACAAGGCGAAGCACTAAGATACCTTACAGATAGTACAACTACTGAGGTACTTTACGGCGGAGCGGCTGGAGGTGGCAAAAGCTATCTAGGTTGCTGTTATATTATATGGTTATGCACTGAATATGATGGCGTACGCTGTTTAATAGGCCGTAGTAAACTTGATACGCTTAAAAAGACTACTTTAAACACCTTTTTTGAAGTTTGTAAGGCGTGGAATATAGAAGCTAACGTACATTACAAGTATAACGCTAGTACTAACGTAATAACCTTTTTTAATGGCTCTGAAGTTATATTAAAAGACTTATTTCAATACCCTTCAGATAGAAACTTTGATAGCTTAGGTTCTTTAGAGCTTACAGCGGCTTTTATAGATGAGTGCTCACAAATAACTGAGAAGGCTAAACAGATAGTAGCTTCAAGGATAAGGTATAAGCTAGATGAAAATGGATTAATACCAAAAATACTACTTACATGTAACCCTAGTAAGGAATGGGTATATAGTAGCTTCTACAAACCTTACAAAGAAAATACACTACCTAAATATCGGAAGTTTATACAATCATTAGTAACCGATAATAGACACGTTAGTAAGCACTATAGAGAACAGCTCAATAAACTAGATTATATAAGCAAACAGCGTTTACTATTTGGTAATTGGGAGTATGATGATAGCGACGATAAATTGATAAACTATGACGCTATACTAAATACCTTCAGTAATACCTCAGTACAAACAGGTAATTCTTATATAACAGCGGATATAGCTAGATATGGTAAGGATAAAACAGTAATAGTATATTGGAGCGGTTTAAGGGCTGAACAATTTATAACCATGAACACTAATAGCGTAACTGAAGCGGCTGAAAAAATATCAGAGCTACAAAGGAGATATAGCGTACCTTTAAACCATATTGTAGTAGATGAAGATGGTATTGGCGGAGGCGTTAAGGATATTTTACGTTGTCGTGGCTTTGTCAATAATAGTAAGGCCATAAGAGGTGAGAACTATGTGAATTTAAAAACACAATGTTACTATACGCTAGCTGACCATATAAACAAACTTCAGATATATATACGTGCTGAGCAAATAGGCCTAAAAAACGCTATTTTGGAGGAGCTGGAGCAAGTTAGACGTAAGAACTATGACAAAGATACAAAATTGCAAATAATATCGAAAGAAGACGTTAAAACGGCTTTGGGGAGGTCTCCAGATTATGCTGACGCTATAATGATGAGGATGATATATGAGTTAAAAAGTACAGGGCAATACTATGTGCACTAAAAGAAGAGGGCGTCAAGACTACTATAACTCAACGCCCCCTAAAACAAACGAGAAGGTGCAAAAATACGAATTAATGAATTTTATATATTACTATAATGAATTTAGTTATTAACGAAAACAGGTATTATATACCAGCTAATTGGAGCGAAGTGCCTCTAGGTAGATACATGGACTTTATGAATACTCACAACGATAAAGTTAGTGAGAGTGAACAAGAGTTACATTTACTTAGTACATTAACAGGAGCTCCACAAGACGTATTAGGCGAAGCTACTAAGAATGTTTTAAACAAATCTATAGACGCCTTAAAAGAGCTTATGCTAACTGAAAGTAGTGACAATCTAGTGCTTGAATTTGAAATAGATGGCGTAGACTATGGTTTTCATCCTAATCTACATGAATTGAAGTTAAAGGAATTTGTAGACCTAGATAACAAGCTAGAATTTGCATGGGAAAATATGCACTATATAATGGCTATTCTTTACAGACCTATTGAGAGCCGTAGAGGTGAAAAATACCAGCTAGAGGAATATGATTATGTAACAGCCTCCAAAAGAGCTGAGCTATTCAAAAAAGAGTTAAGCGTAGATTTAGTAAACGCAGCCGCTAGTTTTTTTTTAGCTATCGCAATAGATTATATGAAGATTACGCAAGTATATTCAAAACTAAACAGAAGACAGAGGAGAGAGGCGTCAAGAGTGATGAAGAGCTCGTTACGGAGAAATACGGCTGGTACGGAGTGATATATAGCTTAGCTAATGGTGATATACTAAAGTTTGACCAAGTGCTAAATTTAACAGTAAATGAATGTTTTAACTTTATGGCTTACACAACAGATTTAGGCCGAATACAAAATACAAAATAATGCTAAAGAGAAACGGATACGAAGTAAAAAATATAACACTAGGTGCTATATATGAGCTATTTAGAGAAATAGGCAATACTGTACAAGTAAATACTATAACAATAGGTGATATATTTGAAGTAGACCTAGTAGAGACAACTTACCCTCTTATGCACGTGGCTACTAATAATGCTGTGTATGACACAAACAATCTTACATACAACTTTCAAATAATAGTGATGGATTTAGTCAATAAAGATGAAAGTAATGAAGATTATGTACTAGGTGATACCCTACAAACAATTGGAGATATTATCAGCTACCTAAGAAATACAAATACGCTACTAAGAGAATTTACAGATTTTAGAAACAATATAAGAATACAGGACAATATAACTTGTGAGCCGTTTACGGAAAGGTTCGACAACGAAGTAACAGGCTGGACGGCTGATATATCACTAGAAGTAATCTTTGAGGCTTCAGCATGTTCTGGAAACGTTTAACCGACTACAAACCGACACAAATAATAATATAATATATAATATAATAAAGATATATAGATATAATACTAATATAATACTAATACTATGGCAACAACAGTAACCTCCTCTACACTAACAGTACAAATTTTAGAGGCAATAACATTAAACGGCACAAGCTATGACCAGACGGTGAACCACACTATCACAGGTATAGGTAACTACATGAAAAAAATATTACCTTTAGGTGCAAGTGCTACTCAGACGGTAAATACATTTACAACTACTCCACGTAATAATGAGTTTGATATAGATGACTTGAAATACATAAGAGTAACTAACCTAGACGACACAGACGCAGTTATAGTGAATTTTACAGATAGTAGTACAGCTACCGCTGCTATTGAGATATTAGCTGGCAAATCAGTTATTTTATTTGATACTGATATTAGCGGTAACTCAACAGGAGGTGCAGTAACTACTACAGCGGCACTAGACAAACTAGCAATACATAACCCTAATGCTAGTATAATAGACGTAGAAATAGTTATAGCTACAGCATAGTGAAGACAAAACACGTAAAAAGAGTATTTGATATTTTTGGCCAAAAGACAGTAGAAACGGCTAGAGGTATTTTAAACGCCTTAGGTAAAAACACTAGTGGCAATTTAAGTGACAGCTTAGGTTATCATTTAGACGTTAAAGATGGCAAGCTCGATTTACGCTTTTTAGGAGCTCCTTATACACGTATAGTAGATGAGGGTATAAAAGGTAGCAAAAGCTCGGCAAAAGCTCCCAAAAGCCCTTTTTCGTATAGAACAAAACAGCCACCCTCAGGAGTTATTGACAAGTGGGTTGTAAGAAAGGGTATTAAGTCGGCTAGAGATGAAAGAGGACGTTTTATACCTAGAAAAAGCCTAGTATTCTTAATGGCTAGAAGTATTAAACTATATGGTATTAAGCCTACAAACTTTTTTTCAGACGCAGTCAATCAAGGACTTAAAGGATTACCTAGAGAATTTGCTAGAGCTTACGTTTTAGACGCTCAAGAGTTTATAAGAACAGTAACAAAAGAAATATAATAAAATGGCAGTAGAGCTAGAAACACTAATGACAGGCAATGTGCAGTATTTAGCACCAGCCTATTCTGATATAATAATAAGAGCTAAAGGAATGCCTAATGACATATATGATAACAAATATAACGTTAAATATATATGTAAAGTTTATATAGATGGCGTATTAGCCGCTACCTTAAAAGCAATACCAGATACAAACCTAAATAGAAGAGCTCATTTTAGAATACATAATATATTGCAAGATTACACTAGTACAGATAAGCTAGGATTTGATAGTATTGAATGTAATAGTACATTTGAAGGTTCGCAATATATAGATAACCCTCATTCAATTCACCAGATAGATAAATTTGCTAGAAACAGAGCTAACTTAAAGACCTGTTTATGTATAGGAGGATATGAATATAGTAATACCATAAATGGAGAAATATTAGAAGTTACTAGTATAAACACAGAGGTAGGATTTTTATATTTTAACTCAGTTTTACAACATGTAGATGGCTTCAGCTCACAGGATTTTTCAGATTATCTTTTAACAGGGGTTACTAAAAGATTTTTGACAATATTTCCTAGAAACATAGATAATATAGTATCACAAAAAATACAATTAGGCCAGTATCATACTGTAGCGTTCTTAAATGGCAATCATTATTTAGATAGTGAGGTAACAGGAATATCTATTAGCACATTCGATAGTAATAATACCTTAATAGAAGCACAAGCTATAAATAATACTACAGCTAATGGTGGTGCTCCATTTGGTACGACAATAGGCTATAACTTATTTCAGAATACAACAAATGTAGATGAAGGTTTACTATATTTTGGCTGTGGTACAGCTCAGCTAGAGGAGTTAGGATTTGATATGACAAATGTTGCCGATTATTATGTAGTAGCTATTAATGGGGTTGCACCTTGTAGTGCTTCTTACAGATTTCAAATACAAGACGCTGATTGCAAAGGTTACGAAACTATTAGGCTAGCCTTTCTTAATAGATTAGGTGCATGGGATTATTACAACTTTAACAAAAGGTCTGTAAGGACTACCGAAATAACCAGAAGTGCTATGAAACAAAACTATGGGCACACTACAGAGTACTCTACTAGTTTTGCTGGAGCTCTTCAAGGCGTTACAACATACAATCAAGGCACATATGATGGTGGTACTAGAACCTTCAACGTAAACGCAATACAAACTATAGAAGCTAATACAGATTTTATAACTGAAGATGAAGCTAGCTTATTAGAAGAGCTTTTTACTAGTGTAGATGTATATATGCAAACAGGTAACAATTTTGAACCTGTTGTTATTAGTGAAACTCAATATGTAAAACAAACTACAGCTAACGATAAGCTAATACAGTACATTATTAGTATCGAGAAAGGCCATAATACTAGAGTACAAAGATTATGATAAGATTAATAGTACTAGACCAACAAAACAATACTCAGCAAGAGCTAGATACTTTTGGTAGCGAAAATGTAGCCCTTACTTTACAGGTAGATGATGTTAGAAACATAGAGAATAAAAACGCTAGTTACTCTAAAGAATTCAATTTACCAGCAACGAAGAGAAATAACAAGTTTTTTGAGCACTATTATGACCTTAATAGATATAATACTAATTTTAACGCCTATAGAAACCTTAAAGCGTTTTTGTATGTAGATGATGTTCTAGTCTTAGAAGGTTTCATGAGACTAATAAACGTTTTAGATAAAAGCACTGAGATAAGTTATACAGTAGTGCTATTTAATGACGTAGCAAACATTATAGAAACCTTAGCGGACG